GGGCCGAAAAACACTGCCAAAATATAAAGCCAGCGATAAATCAAAACCGCCTTTTGGCTGCCGCCGGAAAAATATTCCAGGCAGCGCTCACCGTAATAATCCCAGCCAAGAATGGTGGTAAAGGCAAAAAACACCAGACAGGCCATTAAGATAAAGGAAGCGATTTTCGGGTCAAAGGGCAAGCCGTTTTGGAACGCCCGTGTGGTAACGGCAACACCCTCCAGGCCCACGTTCCAGGAGCCGGTAATCACAATGCACAGGCCGGTCATGGTGCAGATAACGATAGTGTCAATAAAGGTTCCGGTCATAGACACCAGGCCCTGGCGGACCGGCTCCTTAGTCTTTGCAGCCGCAGCCGCGATCGGCGCGGAGCCTAAGCCAGCCTCATTAGAGAAAATCCCTCTCGCAATTCCCATCTGCATGGCGATGGCGATGCTTCCGACAATACCGCCGGTTACCGCCTGAGGATTGAAAGCGCCCTCCACGATAGCAGCTAAAGCGTTTGGAATGGCCTGATAGTTAAAGCCTAAGAGAAGGACGCAGAACACTACATATATGATGGCCATAAAGGGCACTACGATCTGGGAAACCTGAGCGATTCTTCCCAATCCGCCGAGGATAACCAAAGCGACGCAAACCGCGACGATCACTCCGGCGATGATTACAGTGTAGGAATACTCCGCCCCAAAAAGATTTACTGTATGCCTTGAATCCGCGTCGAAGAAATTTTTCACCGCGGAGGAAATGCCGTTGACCTGGGTAAAGGTGCCGATTCCGAACAGGCCCACGCACATGCCAAAGAAAGCGAACAGCTTAGCAAGCCACTTCCATCGCTTTCCCATGCCTTTTTCAATATAATAAAAGGGTCCGCCCAATACGTGTCCGTCTTCGCAGATATGACGGTATTTGATGGCAAGCACGCCCTCTGAAAATTTAGTGGCCATGCCGAAGAAAGCCGCGATCCACATCCAAAACAGGGCGCCGGGTCCTCCGGCTACCACGGCGGTAGCCACGCCGACAATATTGCCGGTGCCGATGGTCGCGGAAAGCGCGGTGCACAGAGCGCCAAAGCTGCTCACCTCTCCGTGGCCGCCTTCCTCGTTTTTGACCATGTACTTCAGCGCCTTAGGCAGCTTTCTGATTTGAAGCCCTCCCAGACGTATGGTCATGAAAATTCCGGCCGCTAAAATAAAAATAATCAGCGGCAGGCCCCAGATCGCACCGTCAAGCCATTTAATCCATTCATTAATTTTTTCAAACATACCCTTCCATTCCCCTTCAAAAAAATGAAAGCCGAACAAGTCCGGCTTTCTGGAGAAAAGACAAAAGCATTTGTGTCCTCTGTCCTTTTGCCTGAGAGATCAGCGGAAGCTCCGCCTTACACCTTCGGCTCCCGAAAACCGGGACTCTCCAGAGAGTCGCCGCGTTAAAAATTTGACGCGGCTCTTACTGACGGTTAATAATTTATCATACATCCCGCGGGGAAACAAGGGATTTCCCCGCATTTCGGCAGAATGTACGGAACTTTTCTCTCCTCGTCCAAAAATATCTGTCGGCGTGACGCGCTGCCAGCAGACGATCATCGATTTTCCATATGAAATCGATAACGGGAAATCACACAGTGTAAATGGAGGATGTCCCGTATTTTTCAGGGGACTGCTGGGAGAGCCGGCTTCTCCGTGCCAAGAGCGAAACCCACATCAGCCTGCGGTGAAAACCTGGCTTTTGCCGGCGGGCCGGTTACAGCCGTCAAGCTTTTCAAATCCTGCGCCGGCGCAGCGGGCTAAGCTCTATCGATAGAACGGCTTACCTTGAGCCGCTGCGTTCTTTCCAAACGTTATATAAAATATCTTTAAAAACCAGCATTGCGTCTTGTGCGTTAAATTTATATTCTTGCTCTAATTCGTCTAGCATTGTCTTTATTCTGTAGGCGTAGTTTGGAATATTTACTTTACCCTGATAGGTAAGCAGAATCGGATATTTTTTCCCCCACTCATTTGTCCAGTTGATTTTTTCGTCTGCTTTCTCACCGGACTTTTTAATCATTTCCTGAATCTCTGCCGTGTTAATATCAAAGTCAATCAGCTCGTCTAAAGACATCTGGTACAATACCGCCAGCCTTTTACATTGACGAATATCTGGAATCGTTTCGCCTGTCTCCCATTTTGAAATAGTCTGCCGGCTTACTCCCAGCTTTTCCGCTACATCTTCCTGTGATAACCCACGTCTTTTTCTCGCGTGAAATAAACTATTTCCTAAATTCATTATTTTTCCTCCTGTCAGTTCAGTTATGATCTCATTATACTATTTAACAGGATCAAGCTCTATCAAGAATCCCTGGCAAATATGCATGTTTTCTTAGCGAAAAGCCCTACTTTACCTGCGCCCTCTAGCTTTCGAAAATATGAATTCATGCGGAGGTGCAGATTTTGCAGACGCCTGGTTGATTCATAAATTCTCTTTGCAATACACATTTCTACCTTTTTCATTTAATGTGGCTGCTGTCAGGCTTTTGCAGCTTATCCGTAAAAAGAATAGAGGGAGGCCCGCTGTAAAAAATAAAAGCGCAAAAGAAAAACACACCCCATATTATGGGGTGTGTTTTATCTGCGGCGGCTTGCCGCTGGTGGACGTTAACGGGTTCGAACCGCTGACCTTCCGCACGTCAAGCGGACGCTCTACCAGCTGAGCTAAACGTCCATTTTTGCTGCTTGATTATTATATAGTATTTCAAGAGGCTTGTCAAGCACAGATTAGTTTCTTTTTGGAAACTTCTTTGAAAACTACCTAACCCACACATTTTATGGTATACTAAATAAACTATGGATATTATTTTTATCTTAACTAGCTTGTTTGAAGAAATCCTTTGTATTCAAGCGGCCAAGATTTAGCTCAGGGTTAAAAATTTGCTATTCACTGAAAAATAAGGTACAATAATATAACATGCATTTTTGATGTCAATACGAAATCTAAGGAAACTGGCGGTGAATCAATGAGCACAATGCAGGAAAAACTGAAAAAAATGAATCCCAGGCAACTGGAGGCTGTGCTACATACAGAAGGTCCCCTTTTAATTTTAGCGGGTGCCGGCAGCGGAAAGACAACAGTTTTAATCAATCGGATCGCTTATATCATTGATCAGAGTCTGGCGAAGCCGTGGCAGATTTTGGCTATCACCTTTACCAATAAGGCGGCCGGAGAATTAAAGGAGCGGCTTACCGCCATGCTTGGGGATACCGGCGGAGATGTCTGGGCCGCCACCTTTCACTCTACCTGCGCCAGGATCCTGAGGCGGGATGGGGACAGAATCGGATACAGCAGCCACTTCACTGTTTATGATACAGATGACAGCAAGCGCCTGGTTAAGGATTGTCAAAAGGCCTTGAATATCGACGACAAAATGATTTCACATAAGTCCATTTTATCTGAGATTTCCCACGCCAAGGATAGTATGCTCTCTCCTGCGGACTATCAGGCGGCCGCAGGCAGCGACTTCCGCCTGGCGAAAATCGGAGCAGTTTATGAGCTGTATCAAAAGCGCCTGCGGGAAGCGGACGCTATGGATTTCGACGATTTGCTGGGGAATACTGTGGAGCTGTTCCGTCAATGTCCCGATGTTTTGGAATACTATCAAAACCGGTTCCGCTACATCATGGTGGACGAGTATCAGGATACCAACCAAGTACAGTATGAATTTGTCCGCCTTCTTGCCGAGAAAAGCAAAAACCTCTGCGTGGTGGGCGACGACGACCAAAGCATCTATAAGTTTCGAGGCGCGACCATCGAGAATATCATGAGCTTTGAAAAGTCCTATCCCAACGCAAAGGTCATCCGTTTGGAGCAGAATTACCGCTCAACCAAGAATATTCTGAACGCCGCCAACGCGGTCATCAGCAATAACGAGGAGCGGAAGGGCAAAACCCTTTGGACAGAAAATCCGGAGGGAGACAAAATTCAGATCCATACCTCCTCCAACGAGCAGGATGAGGCCGGCTTTGTCGCTACCACTATTTTAGAACAGGTCGCAAAAGGCCGAAAATATTCTGACTTCGCGGTGCTGTACCGAATGAATTCCCAGTCCAATATTTTGGAAAAGGTCTTTGTGAAGTCCGGCATTCCGTACCGGATTATCGGCGGCCATCGATTCTATGAGCGCCGGGAAATCCGGGACATGATCGCCTATCTGAGCGTGATCAACAACCCTTCTGATGAAATCCGCCTGCGCCGGATCGTAAACCAACCTAAGCGCTCCATCGGAGATAAAACCATTGCTACCGCCAGCGAGATTGCCGGGGCTCTGGGAGAAAGCCTGCTGGAGGTTCTGGGGCGCGCTGATGAATTTGACAGTCTGCGCCGGGCTTCCGTCAAGCTGAAGGCATTTTATGATATGATGCAGGAGCTAATTGATGCCAACGACGATGAAAGCGTGTCTCTCCATGAGCTGTATGAGCTGATTTTGGAGAAAACCGGCTACATAGAAGCGCTGCGCGGAGAAAAAGAAGAGGCGGAGACTAGAATAGAAAATATTAACGAGCTTGCCTCCAACCTTCTGAAGTTTCAGGAGGAAAACGGAGAGGAAGCCACCTTGTCGGCCTTCCTGGAGGAAGTTTCTCTGATGACGGATATCGACAATTACGATGAGACCGCGGACACCGTGGTGATGATGACCATGCATTCCGCCAAGGGGCTGGAATTTCCGGTAGTATTTTTGCCAGGCTTTGAGGAGGGGATTTTCCCAGGCCTTCAGGCGATTTACGATCCGAACGAGATCCAGGAGGAAAGGCGCCTTTGCTATGTGGCTATCACCAGGGCGAAGGAAAGCCTTTATCTGCTGAACGCGGACAGCCGTATGCTTTTCGGCTCTACCAGCCGGAACCGGCCCTCTCGGTTCAGCCTGGAAATCCCCTTGGATTTAATCAATAAAACCCGGGAGCAGGACTGGAGAAAGCCGGATCTGGGAACCAAGATGCCGGTAGCGGAAACAGAGCTCCGAAGGAAATCCGCAACAGCGGCCATGCATTTTGGCCAGGTAACGCCTCCGGCCAGAAGCGGGAATATGTTTAAAACCGGTGATATGGTGCAGCATAAAACCTTTGGAAAGGGACTGGTCATCAGCGCTACACCAATGGGCAACGATGTGCTGCTGGAAATCGCCTTTGAACAGGGAACAAAAAAATTAATGGCTAATTTTGCGCGTCTGGCTAAAGTGGAATAAAGCGGCTTATTTTTAAAAAGAGTGTGCCGAAGCATCTGCTCCCACTCCTTTCTTTGTTTGCAGGCGGCCTAGAAAGCCTACCAAAAAGAGGGACAAATTCTAAAGAATTTGTCCCTCTTTTTCGATTTTGCAATATTTTCATCAGGCCTTAAAAATCCGTCACATTTCCTTTGCTTTTCCGTAGACTATAAGGAAAGCTTTTAGTTTTTAACCTGTTAGGAGGATCATTATGGCGGATAACTATGAAACCATGAATCAGGAATCTCCAAATTACGGATGTTTTAAGGAAGCCGTGTGCATCGACGCGTCCCGCGTGTACGATTCCTGCGGAGAGTAAGACTGTTCACTATATAAACAACTCTCCCCACCGAAAACGGAAAGGAGGGCGGAGTTATATAATGAAAAAGAGTTCACTTAACAAATTTTTGTTAGGTCTAGGGACCTAAAGGCTCGAAAGCACAATAGGCCCCGATACACTATTGGCAAGGCGGCACTCTTGCATCTCAGGTACTCTTTTCAGAGTGTGTCGGGTGCCATTTCCGACCTCAATAGAGATATCCTGCTCAAGCCTGGATTTATACCCCGCGCCAGGCAAGCGGCGGTTGTAAGCAAAAACGCACTTTTATATTCCGCCGGCGTTAAGCGGGAGAAGGTTCATCATGTGATTGATCGTGTAGCGTTTTACGTGGCTTGAATTCCCGCAGCAGAAATTAACCGCACAAAAAAGGCTGTTTTTGAGGTCTTCTAATGGATATAAGCGTTTAATGCCACAAAAGAGACCATAATTAATAATATAAGCCCCCAGGAAAATTCCAGGGGGCTGTCTTTCTATTATTCGCTTTTCTTAGGCTCGGTATAAGAAAGCGCCTGGCTGGAATCGCTTAGACCGCTTGTGGTGGGGTCGTTTAACAGGTTCCATACAGATACCAGAACCGACACCACGATTACAGGGCTCTGGACGGCCTGTAAGAGCACGTTCCCCACAGCCTGCCAGCTTGTCATGTCTTCCCAATGGAAGCCTAGGCATGCCAGCATGGGCAGAAAAATGGACGCTGCCAGATTGAACCAGAACACAGGGTTTTTAAACCGTACCTTCCAGTTGATTTTCATTTTAGTTCCTCCCTTAACTCGTCGATTCGGTGATGGGCGCTTTTCGCGCTGTCCTCCACCTTATACATTCTTTCAATCAGGTTATTGTGCTTAGCCACTTTTTCTTCGAGTTTTTGAATCCGGTAGGTGGTCAGCCGGCTGGAAACTAAAACGCCTCCCAGGCTCCCCACGATGGTTCCCAGCAGAGAAATGACGGAGACGATGATTTCTGTTGACATCAGCTCCACCGCCTTACTCGATTACAATCTGAAGCTTTCCGATGGGTTTGCCAAAAGCGCCCGCGTAGCCGTCCTGGCCGTTTCCGGTTTCATTGTCATACTGCCAGGGATAATAGCTTCCGCCCACAGGAGCGACCCGGTATTTGGCTTTCTTATACGGCCTGATGCTGTCCGGGGTGTAATAATACACTTCAACAGCGTCAATCTCCAAACCGTTTCCCGCGTAGCCGTTTACAGCGTCGTTGATGTTGCAGCCGGTCACATAGGGAAGCCAATTGCCGCCCTTAATATGTACCCGGTACTTTACGGAACCAGCGGAAACACGAACGGCGACATCAGTGACAGCTCCGGTAAATCCTGCGTAATCCTCAAGGTTTTTCACCTCGGGAAGCCAGCCGTCCGCATTGGTTCTTACCCGGTAATATACATCTACCGTTTTCGCTGGCTCGGGCGCGGGAGCTGGAGCAGGGGAGGGCGCGGGCTTGTCCCCGTTTAAATGAGCCTCCACCATCTTCAGAAACCTGTCCCAGCCCAGGTCAAGGGTTCTGTGGGGACAGTATTTTCCATTGTAATCCTGGTGCTTGGTTACCCTGTCCATTCCCCAGCCATAGCGTTTTAAGATAGAAGCGATAAACTCAGCGGCGTTTTGCTCCGCTTTGGTGAACTTCTCACCGCCTGACAGGGAATAGCAGATCTCCACGGCGATCCCCTCCCGGTTGCCTTTGCCGTTTCCGTCTCCGGCGTTCCAGGTGTTCCGGTTTTCCGGCACACCCTGAACTACCTCCTGATCGTCCACGGCGTAATGAAAAGAAACCTCATTGTCGTTACGGATCATATAGGCGATTTCATTCGCCGCCGGTGCGTCGTTGGCGGTGTTGTGGACTACTACCCTGGTAGGAGTCATGGCATAAGGGCATTTAACGGAGTAACGGGAAGGGTCTGCTAAATTTTGAATGATTTTCATTTTGCTTCCTCCTTGTTTTCTAAAGCGGATAAACGCCGCTCTAAATTCTCAATTTGCTTTTGCTGCTTCTGCACCATGCAGATTAAAGGGGCAATAAATTCATCATAGCGAAGGGAGTAGATATATTCTCCTTCGACGGTCCGGGTTTTTAATTCTTTCCGTGTTACAGTTTTTTCCTCTCCGGTTTCCTCGTCTGTGACAGTCTCGGGAACGTCCTCGTAATAATCCTCCGTTTTTGGGGGTTTGATGAATCCGGCGAAATCCATGCTTGTCATTCCAAGCTGAGGGAACAGCTCCTCAATATCCTGCGAGATCAAGCCCCAGTGGGTTCTGCCGCTGTCAGCGTCGTTAAACACATAGGAGCTTGGCTTCAGCCCCATAATAAACGCCGTTATTTTTTCCGGGTCAAGATCTGTGATATCGTGCTTGGCGTTTCGATCGGAGGTTTGAATAGTGCCGTTCTGGGCGAAAACAGCGCGCCATTTCTGGTTGGCGACTCCTAAATATAAATGGCCTGTTGTGCCGGCGTTAACAGAAGGCCGAAAAGCATTTGCTTCGTCTGTGCCGTTGCTTCGCAAAACAACGCCATATTCATTTCTGGAATCACCGCCCAACTGTAAAATTCCGTTTCCGTAAATTTGAGGATAACTTGAGGAGGTATATTGATGTCTGGCGCTGATTGCTGCGTTGATATTGTCGGTCAAAACCTTGTGCCAGGGATTCCACGATGAAATATCGCCGTTTTTAGTTCGATATGCCAGCCAGCTGCTTCCATTATATTGGCCTAAAAACTGTAAAACATAATTATTGCTGGTCTTCCCGGCGGCTGAAAGATAGATTCCATTGAGGCCAGAGCCATTAGTCGCGGCTTCATAAGCGAAACCAAAGCCGTTGTCTATGTCGTTTAAAGCGGGAGTTTCGCTGATCAACGGAATTTCCTGCCGCAGATAATTCGTTAAAGCGATATTATCTGTTGTGGCTAAAACCCTTTGATTGGCTGGATAAGGAGGCGTGTTATATTTAAAACCCGGGGTAAAATACAGGGTACCGTTTGAAGCCCAAATAACATCATAGGCATCTGGATCATCTTCTCTTTGAAAGCCCCACCCCTCGCTTGCGCTTCCCGCTGGGTCGGCAGTCAAGATACGATTTACATTAACGATATTAGAATTTTGGCAGTCTAATGCGTATTTTTCGTCCGCTGGTCCGCTGCCGCCGTACTGATTGGCCTTCAGCTTTAATGCTCCCTGCATTTCTCCGCCGGTAATTGGTAAGGCTC